TCAGCGGCTAATGGTTTTAATGTGCAAGTCGATTATTGTGATGATGTCCAAGTTGTCTTGATCGGTTAAATTAAAAAACGGTCTGGCGTGTAATCCAGGATGTTTTACTTCACGAACAGGATGGCCAGCACCCAACCAGAATAAGGCTTTCTTTTTCTTTGGCCTGATAATAAATGGGCCAGTACCAAGCTGCTGTGGTCTTGCATATATCTTGTTAGTTCCAACACCCGCAGAATCCTTGGAGCTGAATGGTGTAACGGATGAGGCTAATTGCCCTGATTTCTGTAAAAGCTTCGCACCTCCGCCTCGCTGCGCTTTAGTAGATGGCGCCATTGGTTTCCATTTAGGGCGCCCTTCCTTTGCAAAGTTTTCCTCTGTGGATTGCAGCATCCTCATAGCGATTCTAGGAGTAACCCCACTCTGGTCGCTCCCGAATTTAGCAAGACGATCAAAAGCACTTTGAACCGACTGATCATTCACTGTAAGAGTTGCCAGGCTCAATGAAACGCCTCCTTTCCGGGGTGGTAATCCCAGCCAATATCAGGAGTAATGATTTTCCCGGTTCCAGGATGACGATAACCATGCACGTCTTCAAAAGCGATGGTGCCGTTGCGGCGTTTCCATGTTTTGGTGACTGTCTCCATACGGCCTTCGCCATAACTCACTTCAAAATCTCCACGCTCACGTTGAAAATCTTCCCGGGCGACAACGCGGCAGCGGCAGCGGAAACCATTGGGAGGATAAAAAGACAACCAAAATTGATCATCAAAACGAAACACCAACCCATTCAATTCCGCGTGCGACGGTCGTGTGCGCCTATCCATCACCGCCACATACTCCCACCAGGGCGCGTATTTGGTCACCGCCATCATAGATTGATAGCGGCCAGCCATGTACGCCACTTGCATGTTGGTTTCGTAGATCAGGCTCAACCGGTTTGGGCTACCCATCTGAACCGGTGAACCATTTTTACCGGATGGAGTGATTTCACCGGTCGAAGCATCAACCGCCTTACCCCACCACCCCTTTGATTGAAGGATAGGCTTCAGCTTTTCCTCAAAATCACGGTACGGTGTGCCTTTATCAAGCGCTTCCTCCACAGCGCTCTTGATATCCTTCAGGATATCCTCGCGCATCACCTTGGCCACGGTAAAAGCCCGGGCGTGCTGCTCCTTGGCCATATCGCGCCAGTTCCAGGTGATTTTTAGCCCTTTAGAGCGAAAAAACCGGATCGCTTCTTCCGGTTTCATTGAGAAAAGGCGCTTTATTTCCTCATTTGTAATGGCGCTTAGGATGGCCGAATTGGCCGCCACCATCGCCAGCGACGTTAATTCATCATCTGGAACATCAGGCAGATCGCTTTCTGCCATGTTATTTACCAGGGTCGCTCAACCTGCCAAGGCAGGCACAGACAAACATGATGTTGGAAAGCGCCTCGGCCAACGGTTCAATCGGCATATCCGGCGCGATATTGGTCAACATTTCCAACGCCGTGGCATAGCCGTCACCTTTTTTCAGCGCTGCCAACACCGGTTTCAATACAACCTCGGCCTGGCCTTGCAAATTCTCGGCACCGACAGCGGAAACCAGCGCATCCACCAGCACCTGGTCAACCGGATCATCATCCTGGGTAGAAAACGCAGGATCCTTGTTGGCATTCGGTGGGGAAATGCGTGTATAGCCTTCGCCGAAGGTCGTAGCGATCTCATCATCGCTGGCCTGGTACCCGATATCGTGCAGGATTTTCAGGGTTTCAGCCGCCGCCTTGGTATCCACAGGATCCTCGATCACGCGGCGTACACTCGGATACCCAGCCCCCGGGAAATTGAAGTCCACCATCCAGCGTACCAGCTGGAAATTGATGGAATGGTCGAGCTGGTCGGCATCGCCCTTGATAAGTTCCTGCCGCACTTCGTTTTCAAGGTTAAGGCTGGCCGCCAACTGGCCGCCGCTGCCCTTACCTTCGCCGCCACCGGCCTTGCCCAGGATGATGCCGCTGATCTGGCCATCCATATAACTTACCAATCGGTCATAAGTATCAATGCCGGATCGCGCCGCCTCAAGTAATTCGATCTCCATACCGACCGGCGTCATCAGCGAACCTTCCTGGCTAAAAGCGCGAAGCGCCTCACGCAAGGTGACCTTCTGATCAGGCGTCGCGTTGTTCGGATATTTCCCCCAGGGCACCGGCGTGCCGAATCGCTCGGCGAAAGCCAGCCAGAATTGAATCCCCTGGCGCTTGAAATACACCGGCCAGAACAGCTTGTTACCGAGACCGACGCCCCAGGGATTGCTATAACGTCGGTTGAGGATATGCACCGCCATTTTGGCGTGTGGAATTTTTTCTCCGGTCATGTTCCCCGGGTGAATAATCCGCAGGCCGAAGCCGTTGACCAGCATGTCGTCGATTTCCGGTTCGGAATCGAAACGGAACATCCAGGGTTCGCAATGATTTACACCGGCCAACTCAATATAGCTTCCGTCCACAGCCCAAAGCGGCTCGACAAAACTGGTACCCTTCATCAATGCATCGTGGAAATAAGAAGTAATGCGGTCATAGCCAACATTGTTGAATTGCTCGCGCACGAAATCAGCGGCCTTTTTATCCAGGCGTGATTCGCTGGCTGGAGTCACGGTATATTCTCGCGAAAGCAACGCCAAGCGACGCTTTTGTAAATCCTCCGACACCTTGGCATCGCGTTCCAGTTCGTCATAGACCTTGAACGCCGTGCTGCTGCCGCCACGTTGCAGCAGCACCTCATCATTGGGCTGGATGGGGAATTTCCCCCAACCGTTCCATGCAGTACGGGCGACAACGGTAATATCGCCAATCACGGGCTTATCCATTCAAAGCTCCAAAATAAGAGTTGCGAGAGGCAGGCGCATTCATGGGCACCCGCTCAAATTCAATAGGCGCTGCCGCATTGCGCGCTGCGAAAAGACCAAGGCATAGGCTGATGGCAGAATCGCCGTGACGCTGCTTTCCGTCACTGCCGGAATTCTTGGTATCCAGCACCATCGGCACGCCTTTATCCACTACGATCGCTCGCAGATCGTCCAGGATATCGGCATCTCTGGGAATCTCGATTTCATCATCCTCAAACGCCGCTTTCATTCGCGGCATGTTTTGCAGATACCATGATCGCGAAAGCATCACCTGGTGCACCATCGCGCTGCTGTAGCGTTGTGCTGCAACTTCGGCAATATATTGGCCATTACCGCGCGCATCATTGGCACCGCCCATAAAGCGCGGCAGGCGATCCACCAGGTAAAACAGTATCTGCTCTTGCTGTTTGAAAGGCACATTGCGTAGCTCAATCGTCACCACGACACGGTGTTTTATAGACTGGGTTTGCTCAAGAACTTTAATAATAGACAGGTCACCAGTTCGACCAAAATCCATACCGTAGCAGTGCCTATTTCTAAGATCAAAACAATCTATAACGGGCTGCAAATGCTCCTTGCACCAATCCAATACAGTGCGATAACGAACATCCTCGGGTAATTGACTGAAATCATCCTTAAAACTCAATCGCAAAATAGGAAGATTGATATTCATGCGAGACTCGATCAATGCGCGGCTGATGTACTGACCGCCAGATTGGGCCGGGATACAGTCCAGTTCTTCATCTTCATTCGGCCTATAGAAATTGCGGATTCCCTTGACCCATTCTTTCTGTGATTCTGGCGACCATTCCTTTTTTGTCGCCATGAAAACCCGTTTGCACAAGCCCTGTTTAACCGCATCATCAAACGTGATGCGGTGCAGGCTATAGGGCAATTTCCCGGCGCGGATATCGTTGATCAGCTCGTTGAATGGGTTATCCACGCCGTTATGGGTGCTGATGATGGAGACGCTACCGCCCCAGATCAAAAGCGCCATTGCCGCCTTGAGCAGTTCGCCGAGTTCCATGTGGAAAGCGGCTTCGTCAATAATGACGCGGCCTTGTTTACCGCGCAGGTTGGAAGGGCGTGATGACAGAGCGGTGACGCGAAAACCGGAAGCAAAACGAATCTTGAACGCCAGAATGTCGCCACGCTCATCGGCGATCACTTCTTCTTCCATCTCTGCGGCGGCCAACTGGTAGTGCCCGGCCCAGAACGCCACGTCGCGGATGAACTCCTCCGCCATCTCCTTGTTGTAGCCGATGTACCAGGTATCCTGACCGTTGGCCTTGGCGGCTTCAAGCGCCGAATTCGCGGCCTCGGCCCAGCTCAAACCGACACGGCGGGATTTCTCGCAAACCTTGACCTGGTTACGGTCTGCGATCCACGCTTGCTGATATGGTAAAAGTACACCGGTGTTCATCCCGCAATGCCCAGGATGCGCTTCTTGATTTCATCGGCGGCAGCATCAGTAAGCCCTGCGCTTCTCGCCATTTTCTCAACGTCATTCGCTGCCTCCAAAGTGCGCGACCTGACTTTTGCGGCAAAATCCTTCACGCTGATCGAGGCGCGCGCCAACTCGGCAATGGATCGGGTGATTCCGGACAAATTGACCTTGGACGGGTCAACTTCAAGCTGCAATAGCAACGAAAACAGCTTCTCCTGCGTCAACCTCACCAATGCTTGGTTTACGGCATCCTCTTCATCGGGACTGGCGGCCACCACGGCGCGCGCTTGCTCGGTCACCAGCTTCAATGTGGAAAGCCGCTCTTCAAAATCGCTGCCATAACGATGTAGGCCAGAGCGCGAGACGCGGAAATCAGCGCCATTCTGCTCCAGCAGCGCGTTGATCTCTTTTTCCAGCAGATCGTATTCGCCGAAATTATTCTTGATGAGGGTTTTATCCAGCCAATCCTTGATCTCCGGCGGCAACTGGCTGACCTTTGAACGCTTGGCCATCAAAACCACCTCGCACCGATGGCAATACCGATCGGCAGCGCCATCACCGCGCCAAGGCCAACGCCGCGCAGCATGTTGCACACCCAGCAATTGGTTTTCAAAGGGAGCAATAGACGTGCAAAAAACTGCGTCATGTTATTTCTTCGGGCGCGAAATGCCAGGGTCACATTCCACGGTGTACTCGACCACATCCACGCCGTGGCGGGTGAGGTCTGCATACCAGCGGCCATCCGGCTGCCGCATGGTGCAGGTCAACTCGCGATCAGCCAGATAGTCCAGCTCGCGCACCAGTTCCAGTTCGGTCACGTCGGGATATACCGATTCAATCACCGGCTTTATCGCCTCCATGAACATGCCATCCGGGCGTGACACATTGAGGGTTTGCAGCAAGTGCCAGCGGATCGCCTCGCGGCGGACTTTTTGATGATCTATCATTTGTGCTCCCGCATCAGGGCTGTATCAATTTTTAGCGACAGGCTGTCCACCTTGGCCATGAATGTGGCCGTCATCTGCACATAATCCTCGCGGCGCACGTAATCCTTGGCCACGTCCGCCTTGAATATCAGCAGCTCGCGCTCAAGCCTGGTTAAATGGTCATCGTTGCTTTTGATGGATTTTGAAAGCTCGCTCAACGTGGTTTGCAATGCGATCTGGCGCTCGTTGTCTCTCCGATTGAGGTAATCAATCGCGATTTTGAGCATAAAGCCAAGACAGCCGACAAAGGCCATGAACAGAGTGATTAAATGCCAGAGTTCTAGTTCTATTTTCATTTTCCGCAGAGCTTTCTATCTTCGATAATCACTTGCTGGGCGAGGCCGAGCTGGCGGGTGATGCTGTCGGCGCGGTCGGCTTCAGCGTAAAGAGCTGCTGCAATCTCTCCCGGAAGTTGGGCTTCTGCTCCACCATCGCCTCGGCTGGTGGCGGTGCCAGGCGTGCGTGATCCACCTGCACCGGCACCTTGACTGCTGGCAAGGTGGTACCACAGCCCGGCATTGCCAGCACGCAAATCAGCAACAAGGGCATCAGTCTTGAATTTTTCAATTTGCTTCTCCTTTTGGTATTGCGCGGCGATGCCGTAAAGGCGCTCCTGGTGCGCTTTTTCCTGCACTTGTTTCTCGAAAGTCAGCCGCAAAACCTCGGCATTGGCGGCGGTCAATTCAACGTTTTCTCGCTTCAGCCATCGAGCGTTTTCTGCTTGTTCACCCAGGCCAAACTGCTGCCGGCCATAGGCGTAGATGGCAGCCACAATGGCCACAACTACCAGCAGAGCGCCCATCCACTTCACCCAGGACGGCATGCCTTTGTCGGCCAACTCTCCCATCGCCTCAATATTCATGCGCACATCCCCCGCCCCCAACTCGCATACATCGGCTGCCAGCGCTTGATGATGTTGCGCGGATACCCGCGATTTTCACGCCAGTTCGCCGCGCTGCGTCCGGCGTTGACTTGTTCGACCTGGCCGAACCATTGCGCACGATTAAGGCCGGTTTTTTCAGCAAGCTGCTGGTCTCGGTACACCCATCCGAGGCCGCCGTTATAGGCGCTCAGGCTCATCGCCATGCGGTCGCATTCGGTGGCAGCGGTGATGCGATCCCACAGGTGCTTGTCATAAGTGACCAGGGCACGCATCGCCCAGGCCGGGTTGTAGGGTTGATTGGCGTCGAGCTTGTATGCGCCGGTAATCCACGTGGCCGTGGCTGGCATGAATTGCGCCAGGCCTTCGGCGCCGACCGGGCTTTTGGCATTGGCACGCCATTGGCTCTCTTGGTGAATCTGTGCGGCAAATGTTGCAACCGGAGCATTCAAGCCCCACGTGGCATGGGCATTGCGGGTCAGGTCGCGCTGATAACGCAGCGCTTCACGGGGTACATCGGCCAGCGCCACCAGCGGCAAGGCGATCAGGATAAAGATCGTCAGCAGCATCCAGCGGGCGGCTTGTTTTGGCACCTTCATCACACCCCCAAACTCACTGCCAGCATGGCGCAGCCGATGATGATGGCGCGCCGCAACATGGCCACGGCGAAAACAAGCTGCTGCGAAGGTGCTATGGCCTTTTCAGCCACATACGGGCTGCCTACCGAGAATGGCCGCTGCATGAAGGCATCGGGCCGGGCATAAGGAAACACGCTGCGGTCGATCCAGTACCCTACCACTGCCGCCATCGTGATGAGCGACAGCTTGTAGAGCGACACCGGCAACTGCTGCGGCGCCTGGTCGTGGATGACGTAAAGCAAAAACAGGCTGACCAACAGCCAGTCGGTCATACGGGGAATTGGGATGCGCTTGATTTTCATGCCCGCATGATGCGCGGGCGAGTAGTTTGCACGTAGCGCGACGGACGTCGCGCGAGAGGTTAAATCTCAATAACAGATTGTTTTAAAACCCGTCGGGATTTTTCAGGATAGGTCTACCAAAACACTCAGTAAAATACAGAAAATCCTTAAAAGTTTGTCGCTTCATAAAAAATGTCGATTTAAATTTCTGAACCTTTTTGTACAAAGCCTTTTTCTGGCGGCGGCGTGACATGCGCCTCATCTTGGCATTCATTTCGTATTCATCCCGGATAAATCAATATTCCCTAGCGGACTATACTGGTGAGCAACAAGCGTGAAGCTATCGTCGTTTTCTCTGGGAACTAATGCATCAATGTTAGTGGTGATGAAATCATTTTCACCAGTCACCCTGATGTTGAGTTCATAGTCGCCATAGCCATCCTCTGCAGCAGATAAAAGGATATGCATCAGGTCAATAACCTTCATTTTAATCCTCCAAAAATCGCTTTAAGCGTCTTCAAAAGGAGAGCGCCCGTATCTTCTTGGCAGTCTCGCTATTCGGGTATTTCAGTGCTTTATCCAGCGCGTATGAGGAAATCGGCCAAGTGAAATACGCGACCAATCCGGGTACAGTGTGCGCCAGATCGGCGGGTACAGGCACCCATCCTGTCGGTGGAACTTCTATAGCGCTCAGGTATACAACTTTTTCGTCTGTCATCATCAGTTTCCTTCATCACCTCTAAAACAACTCAGCCTGCGGCCCTTGTACCACCGCTTTACCGGCTTTGACTTCCTGCGCTTCAGGGTTGGTTTTCGTCACCCGCTGCACCCAACGGTAACTGTGTTTCAGTCTGATCGCAACCTCGTTATCGGTCAATCCCTCGCCGATCAGGCGGATCGCCTCGCTGATCTCCCAAGCGCGGATCATGGCCTTGCCCATCGGCACGGACAACCGGGAATACACCCCAAAATGCCGCAGCATGATCTCATACTTCTCATCGCCCACAATCTCGGCCAGGTGCGCGCGCTTGGCGGCGGTGGTGCGGGTTTCGCCGCGCACCAGCACAATCTCGGTACCGCCCACCTCACGCATCAGCGCAATGGTCGCCTCTTGGCCGATCAGGCGGCATAACAAATCATAAGTACTGCTGTCGCTTTTACTCATAACCGATCCCGCCATTTCTTGAGGATTTCGATAATCCCGCTGGCTTGTTTACCCGATAGCCATTCCAGTCGATCAATGCCGGTATGGCGCTTGATGAAGCTGTTTAATGCGGCTTCTGCGGGGTTTTTTACGGCACCGAGCTGGTGCAGTTCAAGCCATAGGCCACGGATCATCTTGGACTGTGGGTCGTCGGCCAGCAGGCGCGAGGATTGCGCTTTGCGGGCGGGTTTATTGCTCCACCCGCGCGCCCTCATGTGATCGAGCACTGCCAAACGACCGGCGTAATCCAGGTCTTTGGATGACTCCACGCGGGCGACGGTAAACAGCATGCTGCGGTAGGTTTCGTCATCCAGCCCAAGCTGCTGCTTGGCGATGTGGATCTGCGCCAGCTCGTTGTTGCGGTTGTTGGTTTTTTTGGCAGCGCTCATGCCGGATATTCATCCCAGGTGCGGCCGTCCAGGGTGCGGCCTGCCAACTTCTTACCGACTTGATTCATGCGGTTACCCACCGATCCGAACAGGCCGTTTTCATCAGGTGCAAACTCACCCCATTGCTTGAAAAAAAACGGCACGCCTGCAGAACTGCATTGATCGCGCAATGATCTAACCCAGTCCGGCAGCATGCATCTGGCCTTGTTAGCGCCAGTTTCTCCGCCGACAACAACCCAATTTATCGCATCATGAAGGCAGGAAATTTCACCGCATGGGCAATCAGCCTCCACATCAAGCCAGCCACGCAAATCAATTTTTCCCAACAACGGCTCCGCACTAATCCAGCGGACAACAGCGGGAACCTGTAACAAAATAGGTATGCGCTGATCTGCTGTTTCTTGGTCTTCCACGCTGACCCCAAACCATATGTTAGGAATGGGTGGGTAATTTAACCCGGCACCGCTGCTGCCAATCATGAAATCCAGCATGCGCTCAGGGCGCTTGGTCAACACCTGGAAGGTGTGCTGTTTAGCCTCAACCATGACGTTGAAGACTTTGGCAATAAATTCATCAGGGACAGACTCATGAAACAGGTCTGACATGCTGTTGACGAATATCCGGCGCGGACGCTTCCAGCGCAGCGGCTGGTCAAGGCGTTCTGGATGGCAGCGCACATCGGTAAATTCGCGCCCGTAATAGACTGTGGCGGGGTTTCCTGCCATGCGCGGCCATTCGCGCAGCGCGTAGCAATTCTTGCAGCCTTGGCTAACCTTGCTGCATCCGGTCACCGGGTTCCAGGTAGCTTCCGTCCATTCAATTCCAGTTTTATCTGCCATGATCTTCTCCGTTAAAACCGTCTCTCGCAGCGCGCTAAAGTTAACGCGCTGCAAGCGATGGTTTAGGCGTTCACCGCGTCTTTCAGCGCCTTGGCGGCGGTGAACTTGGGCACGTTCTTGGCCGGGATAGTGATCTCGGCGCCGGTGGATGGGTTGCGGCCTTTGCGCGCGGCTTTCGCGTTGACGCTGAGTTTGCCCAGGCCGGGGAGCGTCACGTCATCGCCTTTTTTCAGCGCATCGGTGGCCACATCGGCTTGCGTGCGCAGCACGGCTTCAACGACCGTTTTGGAAAGACCGGCACTGTAGTGGCTCATGCCTTTCTGCGAGATTGCTTCAATGAGTTCTGCTTGATTCATGGTTTTACTTCCTTTCAGTTGGTTGGCTTTGTGATGCAGGCTTGAGTTACTCGATTTTTTCGAGCAACTGAACCAACATCAAAAAGCCGCCCGGGGGCGGAAAAGCAACGAAGGCGGGAGGAGTAGCCTTCATCACTATGGATTCATTCATTCACACCAGACCACTTGATGAGTGCATCTAGGCACTCACTGGCAGTGCCACTACCCTCATTGCCGAACACCTTCTTTTCAATGCCGGCGATGACGGCGTTTTGTTTGTCGCTGCCAAAGGCGATGTCGCGCTGCACCAGGTCACTCATGAAGTCCAGCTCCCACTGCGTGATGCCGTATTGCGCCTTGACGCCTTTGATCTCGGCCAAAATGCGCTGAATGCGGGGCTGGATGGTGAGTTGTTTGTTCATAACACGTGCGCCCGGTGCAGGCGGTTGAACAGACGGCGCAGGCCATAGCTGCGCGCAATGCTGACCACGGTGTAGATCGCGCCTAGCATGAGGTTTTGTTTGGCACTGATGTGCCAGCCGAACAGTGGGAACACGGTGAAATTCAGCGCGGTGTTCACGCCGAAGCCGACCACGATGTTGATGACGGCTTCCAGCAGCGATTGGCGGCGGGTTTGGCTCATTGCTCTACCACCAATCCGTCGGAGACTTCCTGCACCTTGTCGGCCAGTTGCTCAAGCACGCTTTCGTTGTAGCCGTCTACGTCTTCCCATTCGCAAGACATGGCGAGCAGTTTTTTCCTTATGGCCATCAGGCTGCGACGTTGACCTGCTGCCATCTGCTTTTCTGTCTGGCTCATGCCGCCACCGCCGTTTCCTGCTCAAACGGGGCAATCACGAAGTCTTCCACGCCGGTCACCAGGCTGATGCCGGCCACGCCTTTGACGGCTTCCGGTTCGTTGAGGATGGCTTCTTTGTTGACCTCTTCCTTGTTGCGGATGAACCGGTCCAGCCCCAGGCGCTTGAGGAAATCAATCACGGATTCCGCGCCGGTGACGCGCACGCTGGGGGGGCGCTGCCGCCACTGCACTTCGCCGGTGATGAGGTTGGCGGTCTTGACCTTGCCGCCGTCGGTCAGCTCATCGCGGTGCGCTTCGCAATAGGCTTGCACGCCGTCTTGCAGCAGTTTGATCTGGGAGGTCAGCGCCTCCAGCAGCGGCTGGTAATTGGCCGTAATGGTCGCGATCTTGTCATTCATATTCGCGGTGGTGCGTTGCAGGTCGCGTTGCAGATCGCCGATCTTGCGGATATCGGCGGCGGCGATTTCGCGCGTCTGCGGCACTGCAATCGCGGCCTTGGCTTTGAGTTTTGTGGGTTTTGCCATGTTTTTTTCACTCCTTCCGTAATGTAAAAGTCAATAATGGTTAATCAGGTCTTCGTTGCTTACTTCCAGCAAGCACTCAACTCGTTCCTCATCAATATGCAACTCGCCAATTAACTGCTGACGCATTTCGTTGTTGCTACAACCATCACGCGCAGCACCGGCGCAGAGATTGCGCTGCATCATTTGTGTACCTATTGCAATAAGCATTGCTCCGACTTCTTCATAAGTTAAATGCATGTGGTTTTCCTTTCATGTCCCCAGGTGAAGCTGCCCCAGCAGATCGGGCAGCGGAATCTTGCGCAGACGTGCAACCTTGTGCAGTTCGTGCAGCGCGCGGCTGTGGTGGAACTGGCAGGTGTGTTCGATTTCTTCCGGCGTCTGGGCGATGTAGTAGCCCAGGCTGGGGTGGCTGCACAGGGCGATGCCGTCATCAATCAGCAAATCGGTTAGGTGGCGCAATTGGCGCATGTTGGTGCCAACGGCGCGGGAGAGTTCCTTGCCGCTGATGCTGTTGACAGCGCCGATGTGGCACTGGAGCACTACGAGCACGTCATTTTTGGTGGCCATTGGCAACCTCCTTTGGTTGTTTGCCGAGTGCGAAGGCTAGCGCCTCGCCCACGGTGCGGGTGGTTTTCTTTATCACTTTGCCGGGGTCGGCAACCTGGTCGCTGCTGGTGCGGTGGCGCTTGGCTTCTTCGGCCTTGGCCTCTTTCTGGGCAGCGGTTTTGTCGGCGGCGCTGGCGATGATTTCCAGCAGGTAGCCGTGGCTTTTGAGCGGCAGCGTGAGTTTGTCGCGCGCGGCCAGCATGGTTTCCAGCGCGCTTTGCCAGTAGTCGAAAGGGGCGGCGTAGATGCGGCCGTTGCGCTCGATCTGCGCGGACTGGATCATGCCGAGCAGTTCACCGAGCAGGCTGGCGACGCGATCCATCGAAAGCTGGCGCTGCGCCGGGCGAAACAGCCCGACGTACTGAATGAGCAGCTTGCCGAGCGGTGCCGGGATCTGTAGCGCGATCTGCACCGCCTCGCGCGCGCCTTCGTGGCCGAGGGCGGCATCCAGCGAGATCACGGCTCCGCAGGCTTGGCAGGTCAGGCGCACAGCGACTCCAGGTCAATGGCGTTCAGGAACTTCTTGATCTGCAGCGTGGCCTCTCGCGGGAATACGCGCTTGACCAGGCCGGGTTCCTGGATGATGAGCTGGCCGGTTGGGTCGATGCCGATCTGGCTGGTGTCGTAGTGGCGCACCGGGGTTTCGTTTGCAGTTTCAGGCTGCGAATTTGCAGTTTTAGGCTGCAATTTTGTTACGTTGTCTTTTTGCGGCTGTGGCTGCGGCGGCTTAGGTACGGTTTTCAGCGCCCGGCGGCGCTTGGTGAAATCCGCAGCGGCAACAATCAGCAGGTCTTCCGGATTTACGCCGGGCGCAAGGCTGTATTCGCGTCCGTTGGTGCCATCAACACCCACGATCAGTTTTTTAGCCAGGTAGGGTTTCAGGAACGGGCGGGTGGTTGAGGTGTTGACGGCGGCACCTAGTTCTTTTGAACTGACGGTGCCTTTCTCCGCGATGAGTTCAAGCATGATGCGGATCTTGGTCTTGGCCGGAGCCGGTGTTTGTTCTTGCATAATGGCGTTCTCCACATTGCGGATGGCCTTTTCGGCCATGCTGGTTGCGATGGATTCAGTTGGGCTGGTGACGCGCGTTGCGGCGGGAGATACAGTTAAATCTGTATCGGATGCGGGTTTTTCCGTACTGTGTCTGATAGGCGCAGCGCTGCGTCCGTCAGACGCAGATCGTGGTGGCAGCACCGGGCGGTTGTGGCTTACGGATTGATTGCCGAGCGGGATGACAGCCCCGACTACGCCGGTGGGCCAGTAGTACCACTCCGGCTTGCCCGCGCGCGTGATGTGGCAGCGGTTGACGCTGAACGGCACCGTTTGGCACATATGGTCCAGCAGCACAGCCAGCGTTGATTCTTCCAGCCCGACCTCTTTCTGCAAGTCGGCGAACGACATCGGTTTCGCGGACGTTGCGCCCTTGAGCGCGGCGAGGATTTTCTGTTGATCCATGATGATCTACTCCACGCTCACCGGCACGCTGCGGATGCCGTATTGCTGATCCCGGTACTGCTTGTAAAGCAGCTTGTAGTGGGCGTCGCTGTCGCGCTCCAGCCACAACTGCGTGGTGTAGCCGACATCCTTGGGCAGTACTTCGGCAAGCAGCTCCTTGGGCGCGGTCAGCCGCGTCTGCGGCTTTGGGTCGGAGACCAGCAACTGCGCACCGAGCAGCGCCACGGCCATCAGCACCGCACCAATCAGGCCATCTTTCAGGCGTTGGTTTTTCATGGTTTGCGCCCTCGTACCAGCCGGGCGGATACTGAGAACACTTCCGGCGAGTTGATGATGCTCAAGGCCGTTTTGATCGCGCCGTGGCCATCGGCACCAAGCACCTCGCCGCGCGTCCTGATGATCTGGCCGCCGGTACGATGCACGACTGATATTGAGTAGGCGTTCATGGCGGCCTCCTATAGTTGGCGAATCAATTCCGCAGTCACTTTCTCTTCACCGATTTCGGCGGCAAGATTCATGGCTTTGGTGATGGTCATGTTGACCAGCAGCGGGTTGATGTAGCTCACGCTGCGGCCACCACGGTTATCGGTGAGCTTGGTGCGGATCGCGTCGTAGGTGTCTTCCGCCACTATCTGTGACACGTCAGCCTGTACCCGTGAAAACTTGAATGCCAGGTATTCAGGCAGGTTGTGGTCTAGCGGTACCAGCCAGGCGGTCTCGCAGCGGCGGATGAATTCGCGCGCTTCCGGGTAGCGGCCTTCATCCAGCTTCACCGCCAATTCCGGTTGGCCGACCATGATGATGCTGACTAGCTTTTTGAAACCGTCTTCGATTTCGTAAAAGCGCTTGAGCAGCTTCATGGTCTGGATGGTGAGGTCGTGCGCTTCTTCGATGATGATGACGTGGCGGTTGCCGCTGCTGGCGCTATCCTTGAGCATTTTCTCCACGCTCCGGGCTTTTGATTCCAGGCTTTGCGGGAGCTTGGCTTCCGGCTGTAAATCCTTGATGATGGCCTCGCAAATACTGCCGGCATTGAGGCGGGTTTTATCCACCACGCGGGGGAAAATCACGCGGATTTTCTCGCTATCCTTGGCAACGCGCTCCAGCAGGTCTTTACGCAGCGTGCTCTTTCCGCTGCCGGATTCACCAATCACCGCCAGCAGCCCGCCGTGTTTGGCATTGTTGAACATGCTTTCGCGCACGTAGCGGATATCGGCGCTGATAAATACGTCATCCGGGCTGTTGATGTCTTCAATGAAAGGGCTGCGGAACAGCTTGAAGTGTTTTTTGGCGGCAGGTGACAGCATTTCTGGTTCTCCAATCAAATCTGGGGTGGCGTTTTCGTCGCGCGCTTTCTGGAACTGCCCAACGTGAATTCCCGCAGGCTGGCCCATGCGCATCGGGTCTTCATGGTCTACCTCCCATACCGTTGCGATCTCGGCATCGCCGATGCCGCGCGAGCGCAGGAAAGCCTCGGTCTGGGACTTGATGGATTCGACCTTGGTGTTCTTTGGCCACATGTCCCAATTCAGGATTTGTGAAGAAGCCGTGGGAGATAACGTGTATCCGCTGGTCTGGATCACGGCGGCGCACCAGTCGTTTTGCCTGATGCCGTTGCGCATCAGCGTGGCTTTGAGTTTGATCGGCATATATTTGTACCCGGCGTTGTTAAATTCCTGGCGCGCTTGTGCGGACATGGTCGCCTCCCTCGGCCAGCGCGCGGCTCAGCCTTTTAGTCAGTTGATTGCGGAAATCAAATACGGCATCCAGCGCCTGTTCAGCATCGTCAGCTTCAGGCACGCCTGGCACCAGGTAGATTTGGCTGTCATACCCATGCCGACTTACGGCATCTACTGTCTGCGCCAGCAATGTTGCGGGTGCCGTTGCAAGCTCCAGCGCACCTTCCGGCACGGTGTCGGCCAACTGGATTACCCCGGTACGCCAACAAAACGCTTTCATAATTTTTTCGCTCATGGCAAAATTCCCTCGCTTCGTTTCAAATTGCACCCTTGTGGGTGCTACCATCGGCCACCGTGTTGACGCACAGTGGCCGAATTCATTTCACCGCCGCCAGTTTCGGCGCGGTGTCAAATTCCCCTTGCAATAGCTTCACCACGTCTTCGAGTGATTCATCGAACACGCCCTGGGTGAAGGTTTCGGTAATCAGGCTCATTTCGGCAGCGGTCACCGGGCGACCCAGGCGGCTGCGCAGCTTGATCTTGAGTTCAATGGGTTCCAGCGGCTTGATCTCCGGCATGGCCAGCCCCGGCACATTGAGCGCGGTTCCTTTGCGCGGCAGGTAGGCTGGGATGTTGAAGTCGGTGACCGGCTTGAACGGGTCGATGCGGCCGCCGAACGGCAGGCGTTTTTCCTTGGTAGCTTTGGCCATGCCTACCTCGGTGGTTTCGCCGGTGATGAGCTGGTCGAGCTGCTTGGCGCTTTTCTGTGCCGGGGTATGGGCGTGGCTGCTGTAAGCCTCGCCGAACACGTTGGCGTTGGTGGACCAGCCCCATTGGTCTTTTTTCAACGGCTCGGCCACATGGAAGATGTCGTGACCGGCCTCAACCGTCACGATCTGCACCGTCTCCGGCCGCCAGGGGTTGAGGCACACCAGTACCTTGGCCTTCACATTCAGGCCGGGAACATGGCTCACGTCGTATTCCAGCCCCTTGAAATCAATGGTCAGCTTGTCGCTTACCACGCGGGTGATTGGCTCGGTGCGCGCCAGTTCGCGGCACAGTTCCAGCGCCGGGGCTATGCGCAACTGCTCTTCGCGGATCTTCAACCATGCACCGTAGCGCGTCATGCCGTGGCGGCTGTGGCGAGCGCTGGCGTTGAACTTGTGCATCCAGCGGGTGGCGTAATCGTTGAGCTGGTCGAGGGAATTCACCGGCAGCGATTTGAGCGCACCTTCAAACTGGCGCTCAATGATGTCGTGGGATTTTTCCACAGCACCCGTGGCACGGGCATTGCCCGGCATGTGCCAGCGCAGATCAATTTGCAGGCTGCGGCACAGGTTTTTGAACAGGCCGCTGGTGTTGGCGCAACCGGCATCCACGTAGATCATGAAAGGCACACCGTAAAACGGCTTATCTTCGCGCTGCTGTACCGCATTCAGGAAAATTTGCGCCAGGTTGGCGCCGGATTCGCCACCGAACACGTATTCCACATACAGCGCCCCGGTGCAGTGATCCACCACGGCATAACGCCACACGCGGTCTTTTTCCACCTTCTTGAAATTTTCCGGCTTGTTCTTCTCGAATTCCTTCGCCTCCATCACCGCCAGACCGCCCTTTGGCAGGTAGTACAGCACGCACAGCGATGCATCAATTTCCCAGACATGGTTGGGGTGCTTGCTGGCCATCTGCATGGCGGGCGTTGGGGCGTTCAGCGTGTCGCTATCCAGCCCGTATAGCTTGAGCGCGCGGCGGATCGCGCTGGTGGAAAGTGGGCTGATCTCGCCGGTCACTTCATCGGTGCGGGTGGCCTTGATCTCGCCATTGGTGCGCAGAATTTCCACGGCGTTTTCCACATTCACCAGCCGCTTGCCATTGGCGCGGGTGTGGGCGCGCATGTATGCCGCAATCAGCTTTGCCTCGTATTCCGGCAAGGCGGTTGCGCCACTGTCAGCGCGCCGCTTGCGGGTATCGCGCACCGTCACCCTGGCCAGCTTGCGGTAAAGCGTTGCCGGGGAAATCTCCAGGCGCTTGGCCTCGGCTTGCAAATAGGCGGTCTTCTCGCCATTGGCTAGCGTGCGCGCGGTTTGCGCGATTTCCACCAGGCGTTCGGTCAGGGCGGCGGACATGGTTTAGTCTTCCGTACCTTCGGGGTGTTTCGCATCCCAATCGGCCTTGGCTTCTTGCAGCCAGTCCGGGATCGCGCCGCCATCATCAAGGGTTTTGAGGTTGTATTTTTCGCGCAGCTTGAGCAGTTCAAGCTCCACCTGGTTGACCAGGCCGCTCATGTATTCAAGATGGTCGCCGCCGTTATCAGCAGCATGTTCAGACAGGGCGTGAAAGGCTTTGTCCAGCTTGCCGTACAGTGCGTGCTGCGCCTGGAACGCAAACAGGTTGGCCTCGGTACGCAATTCCTTGGCCACTTCGTCGGGAGGCAGGGTTTTGGCGCGGCTTTCCCGGGTGTGAAACTGCTCGGAGAGTTTGTCGAAGGCGGAATTCTTCTGTGCCAAAACTCGGCCCTGGGCTTCGTAGTTTTCGCGCGATTCGCGCAGGGCGGCCTTTAGTTGCGATGCGGTCATGGTGTCAATGTCGTCCAACGTCAAGCCGCGCACTGATTCACCGTTTGAAAGCTGGACGATTTCATCATCATCCATCGTCACCAGTTCCAGTAGTTTGGATTGGGTGCCGATCTTGTCGGACAAATTCGCCAAATTGGCGACTTTGGAAAATTTGAATGCCGCCTGCATGAAGCGATTGCATGTTCGATCGGAGAACCCAAGCAGCTCGACGCGCTGCATGAATTCACCATGCAATGATAGTTCCTTGAGAATCAGCAGACGCTTGCCAAGCTCCAGACAGGCTTCAGCCGTGCGGCGCTGGTAAAAGCGAATCTCATCTTCCAGCGCGCCGACGGTCAGCGCGCCGTCATAACCAAGTTGCGCGGCCACGGCTTGCGCGTTTTCGCTGGCCTGGCTGTTGAACAGCGCCAGCTCGTTCACTTTCTGCATGTCTTCCGCCATCTGCTCTTCGTCCAGATTCACTTTCGGCGTTTGCGCCAGCGGTTTCGGTTGCCTTGCCATTTACGGTTCTCCTAGTTTTCTCGGGTGTAACGGTTGCGGGTGTCTTCAATGCGGCGCGTGGCGCTCTCGATATTGGTGAGGATCGCCAGCGCCTTTTGCCCCACGCGCGGGGTGATGCGCAGGTTGTCGTTGTGCGGAAGGCGCTCTACCACGCCGCTTTCGATCAGGTTGTAAACATCGCGGGTGACGTTGCCCATGCTGGTATTGACCGCCTTGGCGATCTGGCTGGGGCTGAGGCCATCCACTTCATGGCCGAACAGCGCCAGCAGGGTTTTAAGCACGCGCTGCTGCGCGAGGTTTTCATAGGTATGCTTGCGTGCCATTAGTCTTGCTCCCCATCAAGATCAAGTTCTGGGTGAAAGTGCTTTTGCACGTTGGCGTGGTGCCAGCCAGTGAAACGCATGTGTTCGGCAAGCCCATCCATCGTTTCGTCAATTTCGGCGGTGCCTTTGTAAAAACCGGCCAGCAACGTCATAGCCCCGTGAAAGCTGTGGTTGAGCTGCATCATGTCGTTGTCGGTCATACCCTTCCCGGAAGGGATAGGAATCAGCAGATTGCCATCGCCATAAGCCATGTAGCGCGTGACGAAATTGCAGCGGCAAGCCATCTGGTAGCTGCGAATGCGGTTGAGCGGCATGCTGCCGTTGGCCAGCCACTTGTAAAGCACGTCGGCAGTGACGCCCATCATGTCGGCAATACGTTCGATCGATAGGTTGTGGACTTCTTTGGCGTAGTCTTTACACAGGCGCAGTGCCTCGGTGTGAGACTTGGGAATCAGGCGTTTCCAATTACGTGCCATTTTTCTAAATGCCTCCCAGGAGTGTGTTCCAAACAAAAACCCGTTTTTGCTCTATGCAAGCCTGTTTTGCGGTTGCAAAATGGCACTCATCTAGTTCGCGGAGATTCATTCATGCAGCCTTTTTAAGTTGTTCCCTGGTCACGTAACGACCAGGCCACAGGACGTTGAGCGGTATCTTGGTCAGCTTCGCAATTTCTTTTGCGATCCGCGCAGACTTAGTCCTGCCGTGGATCACCAGAGAAACCGCGTTGTGCGATACCTCGAGGTCGCTGGCGATCCTTGCCTGGCTGTATCCGGACTTGATCAGGGCTGCTTGAATATCTGCGGGGTGCATTTTTTTTGCTTGTTAACGGTTACGGTTTCAAGTTGAAACCGATATTAAAGGTTCATTATGAAACCTGTCAATAGTGATTTTGAAAATTCTTTTCACCGCGACTCGGTGGAAGGTGTGGAATCCGTATTCAAACGGATGCTTAAAGCCACAGGGAAAACCATCGGGTTTAGTTATGCCGAAGCCTTTGACGTGTCTCCCAACACCATTAAGACTTGGCGGCGCAGGGGTAAGGTGGCGCTCCAGTACCTGGAAGGTTTTGCCAAGGAGCACGGCGTAACCCTGGATTATTTGCTGCATGGGGACGCGGTTCAAAACGAACCCATACATGCGCATGCCGCAAAGGAAAAATCAGCGAAATATGCGGAGGTGGATGATTCGGTGAATATCCGATGTTTGAACGTAAAGGGCAGCGCCGGGCCGGGAAACCATGTGCATGAAGAGCAGGTGGTCGGGCATTTTCAAGTGAGCCGCGCCTGGGTGCGCAATGTGTTGAACTGCGAGCCGGGGAAGGTGGACATTATTTTCGTGGACGGCCCAAGCATGGAGCCAACACTGGAAGACGGCGAGCTGGTGCTGGTGGATCGGCGCTGCGACCGTTTCAACAATGATGCTGTTTATGCCATCCAGTACGATGGCAAGCTGCGCATCAAGCGCGTGCAGCTGAAGCTGGACGGTACTGTGATTGTGAAGTCCGATAACCAGAATTTCGAGCCGGACATACTGACAGCCGAGCAGGCAGAAGATTTGCGCGTGATCGGCAAGGTATTGCCGTGGAAGTTCGGGAAGTTCAAACTGTGACCTCACTACCGATAAGGAGATAAGTCAATGATAAGGTCAATTTTTCTGCTGGTTATGGTGGGCATGCTGGCTGGATGTGGTAACGGAACCGCGCCAAGCGCAAGTGCCGAGCAGGCTAAAATCGCACCGGAGCCGCCCAGGATCGATCATTACTATTCAATGCAGGATGGGCTGGAGTATGGGTACGAAGCTGCGATTAGCCAGGATGCCGCCAATGCCGGACAGGTTGCCACCAAACTCATGATGTTCAGGTATGCCGGAAGCCAGGGTGCAAAACACCAGGTGTATTCCAAGGATGGCGCAACGGTTCTTGCGATTGAGTGTTCCAATCCATGCGACTTTATCAAGATGATGACATTTTTCCAGGGTGAGCATGTCAGTACGGATCGCATCCGGGCGACTGAGGGGAATCTCGCCACAATGGTTATCATGGATGCGGTCAATGGGAAGCTGGAAAGATTTTTTACCGAAAAAGACGGAAAAAAAGTCGCCTTCTGGTTTGATGAAAAATCCGGACCGCAACGAATACCCGTTGACGAGAAAAAGAACTGATCGGTCGCTGGGGCTGATTATTACCATCCGCCCCTTATCATCCCCCGCGTTTTTCCCAACACCCGTTTTATAAAGTTTTATAAAACGGTTTTAGAGGGGGTTTTGCTCAAGAGTCGAAGGCGCATTTGATGCGCTTATGATCGTTCACCCAGAAATCCTCCCCCTACAGTTCAAAAAAGTCCGGTCGTGAATACGACGCGACGCCCGTCGCCCTGCTGACAACTCCGCCCCCGTTTCAAACTGCGGGGCATGAAAACGAACCGCGTAACGCTTAACCCTTTCGACGCTTTCCGTCCTGGGACTTTTGTTGCCAACGATGGCCGCAAGATGACGATTTCGGATGCGGTGATTAACGAGTTGATCGAAACTTACGATCCGGCGGTGTTCTCTGCGCCGATTGTGGTGGGGCACCCAAAAACCGACTCTCCTGCCTTTGGCCATGTACATGCGCTGGGTAAAACCGGTGAAAAGCTGCAGGTGACCAAAAGCGAGGTGACGCCGGAATTCGCTACGGCAGCCATCGCCGACAAGCGCTACAACAAGATCAGCATCAAGATGTTTCTGCCGGATTCTCCGGCCAATCCAAAGCCGGGCAAACACTACCTGCAGCACGTCGGGTTTCTGGGTGGCATGCCACCAGCCGTTCCAGGTCTTGAACCGGTGGCGCTGGCCGCCAATGATGAACTCAGCTTCGAGTTCTCGGCAGATTTCAGTTACGAAGACCGCCTGGTTGCCAGGATGTTCCGCAGCCTGCGCGAGTACCTGATCGGCAAGGATGGCCAGGAAACAGCAGACCGCGTGCTGTCCGATTGGGACATCACTGCACTGGCCGAATCGGCTGCCCAAGAAAACGAACCGGGTACATCCTCAGTATTCGCAACCCCATCCATCAACTCACCGGAGACCACGATGACTGCTCAAACCGCAGCGGACGCCGCTGCATTAAAACAACGCGAGGATGCCATTACGGCACGCGAAACCGCGTTGGCGGAAAGGGAGAAGGCGGCGGAAATGTCCGCCTTGACTGCCGAGTTTTCGGCACTGACTGACAAGTTGATCGGCGAAGGCCGGTTGCTGCCGGTTCAAAAAATGGCGGTGACCGAGATTCTGACGGCGCTTTCCGCGCACAAGGAACCGAGTGCCGCTTTTGCTGCCGGCGACGAAAACCACGGCAAGACGCCGCTGCAACTGGCGCAGGGACTGCTGGAAGCGCTGCCGGTGCAGGTGCCGCTGGATGAGTTGAAGAAGCCCAAGGCGGGGCAAGCGGATGCGGCATTCTCCGCGCCAGCCGGCTTCTCTGTGGATTCCGAATCGCTGGAAATCCACGCCAAGGCCATTGCGCACCAGGCCGCACATCCTGGTGTTTCCTATATCGAGGCCGTGCAGGCCGTAAACAAAGGAGTTTAACCATCATGTCTCAACAAGGAATTTCCCTGCTGGCGCTGACGCTTGACCTGACCGGAACCGTGACAGGTGACCGTTTTGTTACTCCAGCCGGCGCACAAACCGGCGCGGATGGCAACGCCCTGGGTGTTGCCCGCTCTTCCGGGGTCTTAGGTGAAAAGGTCACCGTGGATGTCATCGGCACCACTTATGTGGAATCCGGCGCGGCGTTTTCAAAGGGTGCAACCCTCAAGGCCGACGCATCCGGCCGTGGCATTACCTGGGTGACATCTGGGGCGCGCTTGGCGATTGCGCAGCAGGCGGCAACCGCCGCCGGGCAAAAGGTCGAAGTTCTGCTGCTGCCGAACGCTGCTTAATCCAGCCACTGCAAGTACCACTACTACAAGGTTTGAAACTTAATTTTTCCATTAACTGAATAAGGAAATCATCATGAACTTCAAGAAATCGTTACTGCTGGGGCTGGTGCTGGCATTTTCGCTGGTATTCGCGGCCCATGCCGGCTGGGTTGAACCTGATGGCCTGATGTGGGCCGGCCTGGCCGGTATGACGCAGATGACTACCAGCCAGGCGCGGGTGATAGACCCGATCCTGACCACTGCGGCCCAGGGCTATAAAAACGGCTCTTTTATAGGCTCCGCCCTGTTCCCAACGGTGCCGGTGCCGCAGCGCGGCGGCAAGATCATTACGTTTGGCAAGGAAGCGTTCCGCGCTTATGCCACCGGCCGCACGCCCGGCTCCAATACCAAGCGGGTTCAGCTTGGGTATGCGGGTAGCAGCTATGCGCTGGAATCCCACTCGCTGGAAGGTCTGGTCCCGTTCGAGTTGCTGGAAGAAGCCAATGCCGTGCCTGGTATCAACCTGGGCAATGGTGCGGTGCAACTGGTGCAGGACATCATCGCCGCCCGGCTTGAATTCGCCCAGGCCACTTTGGCAACTACTGCTGCCAATTACGGCGCGAGCAACAAGATCACCCTCGCCGGGGTGGACCAATGGTCAGATTACAGCGGCACCAGCGACCCGGTTGATGACATCGAGGTAGCCAAAGAGGCGATTCGCCTGCAGATCGGGCGCCGCCCGAATACGGTTGTGCTGGGGGCATCCGTTTTTGCCAAGCTGCGCCAGCATCCCAAGATCATTGACCGGATCAAGTACACCGGGCGCGACAGTGCAACGCCGGAGTTGCTGGCCAACTTGTTCGGCGTGCAACGGGTGCTGGTGGGCGATGCCGTTCAGGAAAACGACTCGGGAACGATCGTAGACGTTTGGGGAAAATTCGTGGTGGTGGCTTATACCGAGATCGGCGGACTGGCAGAAATGGGCCGTCCTACCTTCGGCTATACCTATCAGCTCAACGGCTATCCGCTGGTCGAGCAGCCGTATTCCGATCGTAACGCCAAGAGCTGGATCTATCCGGTGACCGACGAAGTGGCCCCGGTGATTGCCGGTGCCGCCGGTGGTTACCTGATCTCCGGCGCGATCGCTTAATCGTAGATTGTTGATCGAAACCATCCCCGCACGGGGATGGTTTTAGTGAGCAAGCTTTACCGTCCAATACAGGAGAAACCCAGATGGCCACCAGTTCATACATCGTTAAATCCCCCATCAAGCATGGCGGCGAGCGTCATGCGGTTGACAGCATTGTTGACCTGGATGACAAGGTCGCCAAGTCGCTGATCGAGAGCGGCGACATTGAAAAAGTCGTGACTCATACGGCGCCAAGCGCACCCACTGACGATGCGGTGCGCCTGGCAGCGATCAAGGAAGCGATCGGCAAGTTGAACGTGGATAACGGCGATCTGTGGCTGAAGGATGGCCGGCCTGATGTGAAGGCGCTTGAAGGCATTACCGGCTGGAAGGTGAGCGCAGGTGAGCGCGATACCGCCTGGGAAGCCGTGAAGCCAAAGGCTTAACCGATGAGCTACGCCATCATTCAGGATTTCGTTGATGGTTTCGGTGTGCGCGAAACCAACATGATCGCGGACCGCGACCAGGACGGCTATTTCGAACCTTCCGTGGTGCAGTCCGCCCTGGATGACGCCACGCAGCAGATCAATTACGCCGTTGGGCAGAAGTGCCCGCTGCCGTTGCCCGTCGGCACCTCGGATGAGGTCAAGGGCATGCTGCGCCGCTGGTGTCTGGACATTGCGCGCTACCGCCTCACCGGCGCTTCCGGCGTGGTGGTGACCGATGACATCAGCGACCGCTACAAGGAAGCCCGCGCCGACCTGGACAAGGTGGTCGCGGGAAAGCTGCTGATCTGCCCGCTGGGCGCGACTTCGCCCGATGGTCTGGGCGGGTTGAATGCCGATGACGGCAGTGCCGGCCGCGCGGAATACGAAGCTGCAGAGCGCATGCTGACGCCGCAAAAAATGGCTGGGTTCATGGGGGGGCTATGAGCGTTATCGCCGCCGTTGAAGACGCCATCATCGCCCGCTTGGAGCTGGCAATGGGCATTCATGGAAACCGCACGCTGCCTTACCGCGTGCCGACCATTCAGAGTTACGGCGGACAGATTGCCGTGGATGATGCGGGCAATCCGACGGTGATGAGTTCGTTCACGTTGCCGGCTTTGTTTGTGGCGTTTGGCGATTTCAGGTTGAAAGACCCGCTGGGCGAACGCAGTGCTGATTACGATCTGGACTATGTGGTGTATTGCGCGGCCTACAACACCCGCAACGAACGCGCCCAGCGGCACGGAGACCCGAACGAAGTGGGCACCTATCAGTTGGCTGAGGATGTGGCACAGCTTCTGGCCAACCAGAAGCTTGGCCAGCCGATCAAGGCTTTTCGCATCAAGCGCATCGAAAGCATGTTTTCTGCTCGGCGCAACGATGCCAAGGCCATCAGCATCTTCGCGGTGCACCTGACCAGCCGCGTGCAATGGAAGGCAGATCTGCCGGATTGCGATGTGATCACCGGCGCCGACCTGCTGCAGATCGCCGACGGCTTCTATTTACCCGATACCACAGTGCCGCAAGTTAGCGCTGAAATTACCCTGGAGGCAGCACCATGACTGACAAAACGATTGTGATTGTAGGTAACCCGGGCATTCGCCTGCCGCTCGAAGGCCGCCCCGGTTTCGTTGACGAAACCCCGGTAGTCGTGGCCGATACCCACTACTACCAGCGCGCGCTGCTGGATGGCGATATCCGCCTGGCCAGCGATGCCGAAGTGGCCGAGCTGACCAAGCAATCCGAGGCAGCGGCAGAAGCTGAAAAAGCTGCGGCAGCTGCCGCCCAGAAACCCGGTAAGAAGGAGCCTAAATAATGGGTAGCACCATATTTTTCGATACGATCCCGGCCAGCCTCCGCAAGCCGCTGACCTATGCCGAATTCAACCTGAAGCTGGCCAACCAGGGCTTATCCGCCAATCGGCTGGAGACTGTAATCCTGGCGCCTAAATTGGCCGCCGGAACGCAGCCCGCTGCCACGCCGGTGCAGATTTTCAGCAACGCCGATGCCGAGACCTATGCCGGGCTGGGCAGTATTGCCGCCGAGATGGCGCGCCATCTGCTGGCCACGAATCCTTACGCCACCCTGCACCTGGTGCTGGTGGATGATCCTGCCGGTTCCAATGCCACGGCGACTGTGGTGTATTCGGGAACGGTCACCGGGGCCGGCTCAGAGACGGTGTGGGGCGACGATGAGAAAATCGAAATCGCCACGGCTTCTACCGATACCCCTACTACCATTGCCGCCGCGATGGCTGCGGCCATCAATGCCCGCCCCTGGTTGACGTTCACGGCCGCCGCTGCGGCCGGAACGCTGACGCTGACTTCGCGGCACAAGGGTTTGCTTAATAACCAGATCCTCATCAACGCCACGGGCACTACGGTCGGCGCTGCGCGTGCGGTGACACAATTTTCCGGCGGAACGCTGGCACATGACCCGGCTGCTGCATTGACCAGTATTTTTACCTCGGGTCACGATATCGTGGCTTCGGCATTCAACGATACCGCAACGCTGACCGCGATCCGCAACAGCAACGATACGGTGAGCAACTCTATCGAGATTCGCGGACGGCGTGCCTGGTTCGGCAGCAACGGATCGGTGGGCAATGCCACGACGCTTTCCAGCGGCCAGAACGGCTGGCTGGTGCATGGGGCATTGGCGCGATACACGCAGACCAAGGGCGCGCGATCCGCGCCGTGGAATATCGCAGCGGCAATGGCGGCGGTGGATGCCTTCGAGGAAGACCCGGCCCGGCCATTGAATACCCTGCCGCTGCCGACGCTTGCCATACCAGACCGCGTGGACGTGCTGTCTCGCGGTGAGCAGGAAGCGCTGCTCTATGCGGGCGTGACCCCTCTCGAACCCGGCCCGGGAAACCTGATGCAGGTGGTGCGCGCGATTACCACGTATACCACCAGCGCAGCCGGCGCACCGGATGCCGCGCTGCTGGATATCACCACGCCGAAGACGCTGTTCTACTTCCGCGAACTGGTGGTGAACGACCAGAAAATCCGCTTCAGCCGCGAAAAATTCAGCAAGCGTGTCGCCAATGCGATCAAGCAACGGGCTTATGAGATCGCCAAGATGCTGGAGGATCTGGAGATCCTGCAGAACGTGGATGATTACAAGGATCAGTTTGTGTGGGAGCCGGATCCGCAGAACGTTAACCGACTCAAGCTCAAGGTGCCGTCGCCGATCGTTCCTGGCCTGCACCTGATCGCCAGCCGGTTCGACTTGTACATTTCGCCGGCGAAAAACTAACAGGAGAGCAACATGGGTATCAATACCAAGGAGTACTGCGGCACGATCGTGATGGAGGTCGACGGCGTGGAATATGAAGTGGTGTCGGTGGATACCGCCGAGCGCTCAACCAGCAAGCCGGTGAAGACCATGAACAGCAAGAACCGCCCGCTGGGCAGTACATGCGGCAGCTGGGAATATGACTTATCCCTGGAGTGCGCTATTCCGCTGGACGGCTCCGAGCCGAAATGGAAGAGCATCAAGAACGGTACCATCACGATTTATCCGGCCTGCGACGAAACCGGCGGGCAGCGTGAAATCTTCACCGGTTGCCGTGTTACCGAGGTCGGCAGCAAGTATTCCGTGGATAACGAAGCGCGCCGCTCGATCAAGGCGCACGCCCTCGATAAGCTGTAGCAGTAAACCATGAGTGATTTACTGGAACGCCTGAAAGCCGGTCGCGCTGCGATTCATCCGGTCACCATCAACCAGGTCAAGCTTGGCTTGCGTTTGTTGACCGAGCAGGATTATTTCGAGGCCGGACTGGCTGCCGATGCGGCGATGAAAGCCAAGGGGATCGGCCTGGATATCGGCACTGCCGAATTGTTTGAAGCCGAAAAGTCGGCGCAGCTAGCCTGCCGTTTTCTGGTTGACCCGACCAGTGGGCAGACGGTGGTTTCGGATTCCGAAGAACTCCGTTCCGCGCTGACGCGCGGCGAGAACGAAGCCTTGATTAATGCCTATTTGGAATACGAGAAGGAACACTCACCCAGCGGGCGCACCCTCAGCGATGAGGAATTCAATGCGCTATTCGAGGAGGTAAAAAAAAATCCAGGGACAGCACGTTTGAACGATTCAAGTTCCGCCACGCTGAAAAGGCTTATCACTTCTTTGGCGAACCCGCCAACAACCTGACCGAAGGGCAGTGGCTCTATATCCTGGGGATGGTGATGGCGGATGAGGAAGAATCTAGGCCCGGCGTGAAAAAGACCAGGAAAAAGACAGCAACCAGAAGACTGCACGACCCGGTAACAAAATGATCTGCCCGGCCAGCCATAGGGGAAACAGGATCAACCAGGACAGAAGATAAAACGCAGCACCCGGTCCGCTCAGGCACAGGCCAGCGAAAGCAACCAAGAACACCAGCAGAAGGTATAGGTCCATGAGAAATACGCTTGAGTATATCCTGACGCTGAACGGATCCCAGTTTAATACCGGGGCACGGCAGGCGCAAGCATCCATCAGCCGGCTGGCTTCGACCGGCAAATCACAAATTGCAGATCTTTCCCGCAGCATCAATGGGCTTTACCAGCACCTGAACGGTTTTTCTGCCGCCAGCAGGCTGGCGGGAAGTTATCTTGGTTTCCAGGGCATCCGTGCAACCCTGGGAGACATGGCGGCTTTGGAAAAAGCCATGCTGAGCGTCAAGGCAAACATCATGAGCGGGGCTAGCTCGACCAAGGAGCTGCAAGCACAGTTGAAGGAAGTGCGAGAAACCGCGCGCGAACTGTCATCCGTCACCATGTTTTCGGACGCTGATAGCATCAACATGGTGAATTCATTGCTCAAGGCCGGTGTCGCCCTGAAAGACATTAAGGGGATGAACGGCGCAGCGTTTGCCACGGCATCACTGGCCCAGCTGGGCGACCTCGCCCCGGAAACCGCCGCCTCGCAAATCGGCAGCCTGGGCAACGCCTTCAGCTTCAAGACCCCGCAGCAATATAAGGCACTGGCCGACCAGATCGTGCGCGTGGACGATGCATCATCCATGAAATCCGCCGACATTCTTTACAACTCCCAACTGGTGAGCGCCAGTGCTGCCCAATTGAAAATAGACCCTAAACGCATGGTTTCAGCGCTGGGTTATCTCGACCCTCTTGGCAATATGGCAGGAACGTCCCTCAACCGATTCCTGGAAGGTCTGGCCGGAACAACCAGAATGAGAAAAAAGGCGCTCAAGGAATCCGGCATGGATTTCTGGCAGAAAAATGCCGATGGGACGGAAACCCTCAAGGATTTCGGCGATGTATTGGAAACCGTCCGCGTCAAATTCCGCTCGATGAAAAGCGACCGCGAAAAAATCGTGCTGGGGCACAAGCTATTCGGCGAAGAAGGCGGACGCGCTGCGGCATTCTTCGCCGCTAAGGATACGTCGTTTGCCGATTTCGAGCGCAAGGTAGAACAATCCGCTTCGGCTGCAGACAAGCTGAAGGTTTCGATGGAAGGTTTCAGCGCACAGTGGAGCCGATTCAAGAACACGCTGTTTTCCCGAATAGAGCAAACCCAGAACATGCCGGTAGTGACCAAGGGTATAAAGGCTGTGACCGCGGGCATTGAAAACGGCCATTTGACCGAAATGGTGGTCGGCGTTCTGGGCGCCGGCATTGCTGGGCGTATGGCCTATAAAGGATGGAAGAATCGTGGCGGCGGTGCCGACGGCATGGCCGGGTTACCAGGTGGCGCACAGCCGGTATTCGTGACTAACTGGCCAGGCGTACCCAGCAGTATGGCGGGCGCAGCCCAGCCTGGTGCCGGTGGAACATCCGTCAAAACCGGGCGGTTTTCGCGCTTCGGCGGTGGGATGGCCGGATCGCTCAAGATCGGCGCGCCTGTCGCATTGGCAATGGGGGCGCTGGATGCCTACGATACCTATAGCAACAATGCGCTTAATGCCCAGCAGAAAAAGCAGGAATACAAACGCGCGGCAGCAGGCACTGCCGGATCCATCGCCGGCGCTGCCATCGGCGGCGGGATCGGCGCGCTGTTCGGCGGCTTCGGTGCGGTGCCTGGGGCAATGATCGGTGGAGCGATAGGCAATGCGATCGGCGAGTGGATGGTGAAGAACGATACCGGCAACAAGCCTATCGTGATCCAGAACCAGATGGTTATTGATGGCCATGTGGTGGCCGAAAGCGTTAACAGGGTCAACGGCAGGCAGGCGGTGCGGCAATGAGTTGGGAAACCATGATGTCCGACCAGCCCGCCGCTTTTCGCGGCGTGGCGTTTGATGTGCTTAACAGCAGTGATGACCTGACGTTTGCCTACGCCGCGCACACCTACCCTTACAAGGCCGGAGCCAATATCGAGGATACCGGGCGCGAAGCGCGCATGATCCGGCTGACTGCCGTGTTCTGGCAGGAGGATTACGAAGAGCCGCTGGCCGAGTTGTTGAAGGTGCTTAACCAGCCCGGCAGCGGTGAACTGGTGCATCCGGTATTCGGCATCATCAATGCCAAGGTCGTCTCGATCGGCATTCCTTTTGATGCCGGCCAGCCGAATTATTGCGAGTTGCCGATCCAGTGGGTTGAGGATGCCCTGGATACACCGCTGTTTGTGGTTTCCACGGTGCCCGGGCAGGCCGAGGCGATTGATGCCTCGATAGATGCTGCGGTTGAGGCTTCCATCGACCCTTTTGATAAATCCATCGCCGCGACCGAGCCTTTCAATTTTGTTGCGGACAAGCAAAATGCCTTGCAAGCCATGCAAGAGTCCATCAGCACCATGCAGGATGAGGTGAGAAAACTCGGCGCGGGCGCTTTTGAAATGCTGGGCACATTGACCAATACAGTGGATTACATCATCAGCCCGGTTTCGTTCATCCAGGACATGCAGTCAGGATTTAACGCCAGGCTGGATGCATTCATGGGGCGCGTGGAGTTGCTGCGCTACATCCCAGACCAGTTGCAAAAAGCGCTTTTCGGCAGCGGCAAAAGCGTCGCAACCAAACCAAAGGTGCCAACCTGGCAGGAAACGCGCGACCATGTGCGGCAGCCGGTGCTGAGCAAACAGTATCAGTCTGCCGATAACGTGTTGCGCGACCGTTACCCTGCGGTGATGGTCCAGGTGCAATACCAGCAGGCACTGGCGCTGGCGAGATCGGCTAATGATTTCCTGGTGAGCGATGCCGCCGCCGAGTTGACCCCCAACGAAATAGCCGCCGTGGCCACCGATACACGCACCGACCTGCTGGCCGCGATGACGGCCTGGCGCGGATTGTACGGAGACCTGAATGACTCGCGCCCGGTGACCGAGACGCTGAAGAAGATCGCCGTGGATCTGCAAGCCTTGGCAGAGAGCATCATCAACCGCCATCCCCCGCTGATCGAGCGGGTAACCCATGCGCCGGGAAACCTGCGGCTGATCGCGCATTGGTGGTATAAGGACGCGACCCGGGCGGATGAACTGTTGCGCTTGAATCCGTCCATTCAGGAGCCTAACTTTATTACGCCGGGCACCCGGCTGAATGCTTATGCCAAGTAGTGATGCTATCCGCCTCGATCTTGGCGGGCTGACCTGCGACACCTGGAAGCGGTACCGCGTTGATTCGGACCTGCTAACCCCAGCCGACGGCTGGGAGCTGAGCCTGGGTAAATTCGAGCGCGCGCTGCCTGCCAAAATGTATGAAGGCGCACCGGTCAGGCTGTGGCTGGGTGATGACCTGATTCTGAGCGGAAGCATAGACCATATCGAGGATAGCACCCGTAAGGCTTCCGGACGGCAGATCAGTATTTCCGGGCGGGATGACGGTGCTTTTTTGGTGGATTGTTCCGCCGATATACTGACGCTCAACCAGGCCACGCTGAAACAGATCATGACCAAAGCGGTATTGCCGCTGGGCATTAAAAAAGTGGCCTGGCGCGCGCCGGAGAAAACCATTCGCAAGCGGGTGCATACGGAACCGGGACAATCGGTCTGGGAGTGGCTACAAGAGGCGTGCGAAGCAAACAACGTGTGGCCTTGGTTCGAGCCGGACGGCACGCTGGTGATCGGCGAGCCTGACTACACCGTGGCGCCGGTGGCCACGCTGATCGAAGACGGTGAGCGCACCAACGTTGAGGAATTCACCGTGGTGCGCGACCTGACCAACCGTTTCAGCAAGGTCACGGTATATGGCCAGGCGGCTGGTGATGGCGAGGATGGTATTGCCCACGTGGTGGGTGAGGCCACGGATGACGCGGTGCGTGTCAAGCGCCACAAGGTGGTCGTGGACGGCAACTGCGAGACCACTGCGCTGGCAAAAGCGCGCGCGCAAAAGCTGATCGGCGATGGGCGAATGGCCGGTACCGAGATCCGCATCCTGGTCACCGGTCACCGAGCACCTGGTGGATGGGTATGGAAACCCGGCATGCGCTGCACTCTGGTCTCGCCGAATAAACAGGTGAACGGGGTTTACTACCTGAAAAAGCGCATCCTGAAACTGGAGCGATCGGAGGGTAAAACCACCGAGTTGCATTTTATCGAGGATGGTTCCTGGATGTTGCACCTGGCATATATCAAGGCCAAGCGCAGAAATGATTTCCATAAGCGGCGCGGGAGCTATATTGAATGAACCCGGATGATGTTAGAAAAATCATGAATCGCGCCAGAACCGCACAGCGTCATGCTGTGCGCGCCAGGCTCAAGAACTTGGGCAGCAGCCGTGTCATGCTTGGCCAGGCTGAGGCTCTGGCCGGCGAGAAGTTCCAGAAGCCGGAGTTTTTTCAGCAGGCCGGTTTTCGCTCACGCCCGCTGCCGAATGCCGAGGTGATTATTATCCCGTTGCACGGTAAAAGCGCCCACGGCGTTATTATTTCATGCGCCAACGGGCAACTGCACGTGGCCAACATGCAGGATGGCGAGACCGCTATTTTTAATGAAACCGACGGGCATTTTATACACCTGAAGAACGGTAAAATCATCGACGTCAGTTGCGATACCTTTAATCTCAATGCGGCGGTTGCCGTCAACATCAATTCACCTGTGGTGCAGGCCACGGCAAGCACTTCTGTCACATTGACCACGCCACAAGCCACGGTCAGCGGCAACGTCAGCGCAACCGATGTCTACGCCAGCGGCACCTCGGTGCGTGGCCACCACCACACTGAGCACGACGGGCCGAACACTTCCTCGGCCATTACCTGATTGCGCGACGCCCGTCGCGGTGTTTTGTCTTGACTGAGTTGAGCATGATGTTGATACCATGCTCGCCGCACTCCGACAGCCAGGCATCAACCCTGCTACCGCCGATTACAGCGGCATTTCCATTTACAACCTGCTCAACGCGGTTTATCTGAGAATTGACACACCTCGCGGCAGCTATTGGGATGACATCAATTTCGGTTCGCGACTTTATCTGCTGCAACGCGAAAAAGACCTTCCAAACCGCCAGCAGCGCGCCCGCGAGTATGTGGCCGAAGCATTGCAGCCGTTGCTCGATGACGGCCGCGCCGAGAGTATAGAGACCCGCACCGAACAGCTCGGCGATGGCCGTTTGCGTATCCTGGTCAAGGTGTTCCAGGCGGGTGACGTGGCGGCCGAGCTGGAGCATTTTGTGGGGGTCGAGTAATGGCTTATACGGTCCCCAATTACGCGCAGATCCGCGACGGCATTCTGACCTCGATGCTGGGAATAAACAGCCAGGTGGCGGTAGATGCCGATTCCGACTTTTACATCCGCGCCAGCGGCGAAGCCAGCGCAGTGGAAGGGCTTTACCAGCATCAATCCTGGATCGCCCGGCAGATTTTCCCGGACATCTCAGATATCGAAATGCTGGAGCGCCATTGCGCTCAACGGCTGATGAAGCGTAAAGCCGCCATTGCCGCCACCGGTACCATGCGGATCACCGGCACGCCTGGCACGGCAGTGCCAATTTATAGCCAGGGCAATCATGAAACCGGGCTGACTTACCAGACCAGCGCAGCGGGCACCATCGGCGTGGGCGGTAGCGTGGATATTCCTGCCGTTGCCTTGTTGCCTGGTTCGCTTTCCAACCAGGTCAATAACACGGCCGTCACATTGACAGACCCGCCGTTTGGCATCAACAGCGGTGCCGTGTTGCTGACGATGGGCAGCGGCGCCGATGTTGAAAGCCCGGCCGCGTTGCTGGCGCGCTACCTGGACATCATTCGTTACCCAGCCGCCGGCGGTAACAAGTTCGACTGGCGGCGCTGGTGCCTGGAGGTTCCGGGGGTGGTGGATGCGTTTGTCTATGACTTGCGGCGCGGAAACGGCACCGTGGACGTCGCCATTATCAGCACCAGCGGTATTCCATCTGTCCAACTGCTGGCGGATGTGACGGCGCACGTGGACCAGGAGCGTCCGGTTGGATTGACTAGCTGGAGCATCATCGGGCCAACAGCAGTGACGGTGAACGTGACCGCCGACGTGGTGCTGGACGGATCCGCTTCGCTGGCTGAAATCAGCGCCGAATTCAATGCCCAGCTGGCGATTTATATCAATTCGCAAAAGCCTGGAACCATCATCCTCAAGAGCCGCATCGAGGCGATTTTATCCAACATCAAGGGCGTTAAAGACCGCGTGGTGCATACACCTGCTGCCAACGTGGTGCCCCTGGTGGACGTTACACATATGGAATGGGCGCAGTTTGGCACGGCGACCCTGACGCAGATATGAGCGAGCACGCCGATCTTCTAGCCAGGTTATTGCCGCCGGTCAGTTATGACCCGGCACAGCCACGCCTGCAAGCGGAGCTGGAAGCCGCCGGCATTGCGCTGGATAAAGCCAAGGCCGACGCCAAACTACTGCGCGATGCCATGACCCCCATGACCTGCCCGCCCGAGTTGCTGGATGACTGGGAACGGTTTCTAGGATTGCCCAACTGCCCTTATCTCGATGTTCAATCCCGGCGCGACCGCTGTACCGTCAAGATCAACTTGTCTCCAGCACGCCTGGACAAGGATTGGTTTATCTGGGTAGCCGAATTGTGCGGATACCTGGGCGTCACGATCATCGAACTCGACTATTTCCAGCTTGATTGGAGCGCGATGGACGAAGTGCCGATGGGCAATGTAGGCGATCAGTTCGTGTGGGTCGTAAAAGGCTTGCCAAGCCTATCTGGCGTGGTGAACCCTGCCTATTTGCCAGGATGCGGTCTGGGGATTGAAGAGCCGCGCATCGAACTCTTCGAGTTGGATTACGACACGATGGATGACACCCCTTTTGCAGTGGATGAGCAGGGCACCCTGCAAAGCCTCATTACTACGCTGAAGCCGGCCCACACGTCGGTGATTTTTGAACCATAGGAGCAGATATGTATACCCCAACCGATCCGCCGTTCCCGTTTGTTAACCGGTCGCCTTTGCCAAGCGCATTGGTCAATGCGATCGTTAATGAGCTGGTTAATGTTGCCACCATGAACGGCGCCTCGTTGAGCGGGGAAGGCGGCAGCGTCACTCAGGTTAAAGACGCCATCATCGCCTACGTCCAGCAGCAGGTGAACAATAAAGGCGATTTCAAAGTCCGCGCCGCATCCAGCACCGCCACCAACCTTGCCGCACCTGGTGCCACCATTGGCGGCGTCACGATGGTGACTGGTGACAAGTTCCTGGAGAAAGATCACGCCACAGCCGCGCTGCGCGGTATCTACGTCTGGAACGGTGCCGCCGTTGCCGCCACCCGCGCACCTGAAGCCGACGATGGCGCTGAACTCAAGGCCGGTTCGCTTATTGTGGTGACGGAAGGCACGTATGCCGATCAAATTTTTGAACTGGATACCGATGGTCCTATTGTTGTCGGCACCACGCCGCAGAGTTACTCCAGAAAAGATGCTGGCCGAATCAGATTGACGGCCAATACCACATTTTATGTGTCTACCACTGGTAATGACTCAAATAGCGGCCTTGCCGTAGGTACGCCTTGGCTGACCATTCAAAAAGCATTCGACACACTCCTGAACAATTACGATTTCGCCGGGTTTACCGCGAAAATAAAATTGGCAAATGGCACCTACGGCGCTGGAGCCGTTGCCCGAGGTTTATTTGTTGGCGCATTTAATGGTGTTAATGGACTGGTGATCGAAGGTGATACGGCTACACCTTCCAATGTGGTCGTTTCTGTGGGCGGTTCGACCTGCTTTACTGCCTACGACGGAGCGCAGTTTACTGTTTCTGGGATGCGACTTATCGGCGGCGTTTGTATTGACGCCGAGTTCGGTGGAGAAATACAAACAGGGGTAGGTATTGAGTTCGGCGCGGCCACCATTCAGCATATTCAAGCGGGCTTTTGTGGTCGAGTTATCCTGAATTCCAACTACACCATTTTGGGCGGGGCCCCACGACATTTTTTAGCGTCGGCAAGCGGCGCTATAAGCTGCGCTGGGAAAACTATCACCCTTACCGGTACTCCGGCGTTTTCAACAACTTTTGCGGATATCAGCAAATCCTCTGTGCTGGATTATTACTCCAACACTTTTAGCGGCACCGCAACGGGTGTTCGTTACCTCATAAACACCAACGGTGTTATCAATACAAGTGGTGGCGGTGCCACTTATCTACCTGGAAATTCTGCTGGCTCTGCTGCAACTGGCGGCCAATACGTTTAAGGATAATGAACATGAAAATATACAACGTGCGTGATTGGTGCTGGTTTGTAGGGGACGCCAATGGACAAGTTTATTCATCAAAAGCCAAAGGCTTTATTGCCGACGATGACCCAACCTACCTTCAATTTATCGAAGAAGGCGGAATCGCTACCAGTATCGCCAGCCTTGACGAACTGCGCGAGGTGTTCGCCCAGCAGTACCCGGATGGATACCCAGCAGATGCGGTAGAAGCCAAACGTCGTGTGGCCTATCGGGATGAAGCCGACCCGCTTTTTTTCAAATACCAACGCGGCGAGGCAACCAAGGATGAGTGGCTGGCCAAGGTCGCTGAAATTCAACAACGGTTTCCAAAGCCATGACCATCATCATCCTGAAATCGCTGCTGGGTGCCTATCTCGCGCTCGGCATCATCGGCCAACTGCTGTGCCTGTTTGTGAGAGATTGGCGCGCCAACGTGACGCATTTGATCTGGTGGCTGGTATACGTTCCGGTGTGGTTCATCGGCTGGCCGATCACGGCGATCTTGCTGCTGACCAACTGGAGCGGAGGCTCAACATGGTTCGGCAATTACCTTTACCCGCGCGGTGTCGGTAATGCGCACCAGCCTGCCAATCCTACTTACTGGCAGCAGTTGGTATTCCTGTGCGGCAGGAACCCATGCAGCAATTTCGGCAAATTAACCCTGGGCGTTGCGTTCGATTCCAAGTGGGCGTGGGAGAGGGACGTTCGCGGCAGCAAGTTCGGCCTGAAATACGGCTGGGCGATCACGCAGCCGGATCGGCGTGTGCTGTATGCCAAGTTTATGTTCAGGCCGTATCGAGTGAAGCAATAGGGACATAATCATGGCAAGCGACATCAAAGATTCTGGCGTTGGTTTGGCTGCGCCAGCCGGTGAGGCGGCAGTAGTCGAGGTTGACGATAACCAGGCACAGAAACAGTTGGCCGCCGCTGTGGCTGTGGTCAATAAAAGTGGCCAGATGGTTGATTTCGCCACCGAATCCACGCTTTTGTCCAGCGTTGGTGCTGCAGGAGATGCTGCGCCGGCGCTGGCGACTAATGCCAGCGGCATTATCGGCTGGTTGCGCAAACTGGTGGATGCAGTTACAGGCACTTTGACTGTTTCAGTCAGCAATGAAATAGAAATCAAGAACGACGCCAATAACCCGTTGCCAGTGACTGGTACGGTCGAGCTTGGCGCGACTGCGCTCAATGCACTCGAGAATGTCACTGTAAGCGGCACGGTTGAACTTGGTTCGCCGTCTTTGTCTGCCCTGGAAAACATCACGGTTGGCGGTACTGTTGAATTGGGCACCGCTTCATTGTCGGCGCTTGAAAATATCAATGTGCTGGATAGTAACCTCGGATCCACCAATGATGCCGTCGCCAGCAGCGACGCTGGAACTTTCAGCCTGATCGCTTTATTCAAGCGATTGCTGGGTAAATTTCCTGGTCTGTTGAATTACGTGCCAGCTCCCAGCGCTTTCGGTTGGCCGGTTCGCCCATTGGGGCAGAAAACCTATACCTGCTCATTCGCCAAGGTTGGCGCTGGCCTGCTGAGTGATGACATGACGCTGCGTGCCATTGGTACCGGCGTAGGGGTTACGCAAGCTAGCGGCAATTTACTGGTGACAACGGGCACTTCGACCAATGCCGAATTCCTGGCCAGGTCAACGCAAAAATTCAATGGGGCGCTCATCGCCCGCTACCAGACCATACTTTCACAGCGAATTGCCAACCAGAACTTTGAGTTTTTGCTGGCCGATATCGTGGGCGAGGGCGTTACCGTCACGATCAACAGCGCAACCTCCATCACGGTCGCCCTGGCAGGCCATAACTTTACGTCGCAGAACGTCGGCCAGAGCATGATGATCGGCGCGATCATCGGCGCGGCCGGTGTTCCTGGACGGTATGCCATTGCCAGCATTCCGGATGCCGACCATATCAACTTTACCGTGGCAGGCTGGCCTGCCACAGGTAGTTGCACGGTTGACCTTTTTGGCTACAACTACGTGCACAATCTTTACAACGGCGTCACTGCGACCAGTAGCCTGTTCGATTGCCAGCGCAAAGGTTGGAATAGTGGCGATACAACTTTAGCAGTGAATACCAGCGCATCGCCCGGGCACGTGGTGCAAATTGTCAATGACGGCCGCAATGTGTTCTGCGATGACATGCTGATCGCCTCCAGCGCCACGCCGGATGTATCTGCTACGCGCGGCCATCGCGTGGTCAATATTCCTGACGATGAGCTGGATCTATACGTTTACCTGTGGAGCCGTAATGGTTCGACAGCACCGGCCTCCACGACCACGTGGACGGTGGGATTCTGGTCGGTAGAGGATTTTGTTAATTTCCCGGTCTATATTGCCGGGCAGCGCATGCAGGGCAACCGGTCGCCATTTCCGGTAAAGGTGACCAATGCCCCAACGGTTAACCCTTCCGGCGGTGCGCTGGCGGCAGGAACCAACGCTATTGGTGATGTTGGCGTGCAATATCGCGCCAGTGCGACGGGCGGCGCTTCCGCTATTTCTGTTCTTTCTCCCGCAACTCCAGCCGCCACCGCAATCAAGGCCGCCGCAGGGCGCTTGCTTGGCTGGCAGTTGATCAACACATCGGCTTCCGTTCGCTCGATCAAAATCTGGAATACGGCCGTGGCAGGTATCACGATTGGCACAACTGCCGCGCTATGGGAAATAGACATTCCGGCGGGTGGTTCAGTCGATTTCCGGCTTGAGGCCGGGATCGCCTTCGCTACCGCTATCAGTTATGCAGTGACAGGCGCCAAGGGGCTGACGGATAACACCGGTGGCTTGGGTGCAAACGATGTTTCAGGTTCATTTTTCTACGCTTAAAGGAGCGATCATGCCGACCAAAACCGTATCCATCAATTTCTATCTTCGTGACGCAAATGGCGATGTAGTAGGAAACCCAAACGCTACCGGCACTACCGATGATGACGGCGTAACCATCATTGTGCCGATCGGTTATCTGACCGGAATTGAAAATGCACCGCCGGAAGATATTTTTATTGTCGTTAACCAGCCTTCCGTACAGGTTCCGGTGGCCAGTATCTCCGTCACGCCGGATGAGGTTAACGGCATCCAGACCATTAGCGTGACCGCAGCCTAATCATGCTGCTCTGGTTATGGATCAAGCGTTCTGTTTTTGGGCAGGTTTATTGTCTGCAGAGCGGCGTGGCGACACCCGTAGTGCGCCTTGATTCATCCGTTGCCAATGTTGGAGCAGACCTGAAAACCGCGTCTACCATAATAAGCAAACTGGCTACGGAGGCCGTTCATGCCTGATTTCATGATTGGCGATACCGCGCGTATACCGGTAAATGTCACGTCTGTAGCCACCTCGCTGATTGCCGATCCTGGTGGCCTGCTGATCCGTATAAAAAAACCAGACGGGACAGTGACCGTCGTGACCTATGGTTCTGATGCCGCGTTGATCAAGGATTCGGTTGGGAATTATCACGTGGACCAGTTGCTGGACCAGGCCGGTTTATGGAGATGGCGTTGGGAGGCAACGGCACCTAATCAGGGCGTTGTTGAAGGGGCTTTGAATGTGATCAAAAGCGCAGTTATTTAATAAAGAGAGCGACCGATACCGTGCGGGAACACGGCACCGGCCGCCTTAACCCACAGAACCAACCTGTGAGCCAAAGCCAAGGCTCCCTGCCATGACGTCACGGCGGGACAAGCCTAGCGCAATTTCAACTATTGAGAAAGGCTTGCAGCATGCAAAACACATTACCCATCATTCCCTGGATCGGCGGAAAACGCCGTCTGGCCAAATTCATCCTGCCGCAGTTCCCCAAACATGAGTGCTACGTGGAGCCGTTCTGCGGGGCGGCAGCGTTGTACTTCATGAAGGAACAGGCGCATACCGAGGTGCTGAATGACATCAACGGTGAGTTGGTAAACCTGTACCGCATCGTCAAACATCACCTGGAGGAATTCACCAGGCAATTCAAATGGGCGCTGGTAAGCCGCGAAATGTACAAGTGGCTACAGATCACCCCGGCGGAAACCCTAACCGACATCCAGCGCGCTGCACGGTTCTACTACATCCAGAAAATGGCTTTCGGCGGAAAGGTTGATAAGCAGACTTTTGGTACTGCTACCACCAGCCCGCCACGCCTAAACCTGCTGCGCATGGAAGAGGATTTAAGCCAGGCGCACCTGCGGCTATCCAGGACATATATAGAGCATCTGAGTTGGCAGGAATGCATCCGTAAATATGACCGGGAACACACGCTGTTCTATTGCGATCCTCCCTATTGGGGGACTGAAGGCTACGGCGTCGAGTTCGGATTGGAGCAATACAATCAGATGGCCAGCCTGGCCAGGGAGATCAAAGGCAAGGTAATGATCAGCGTTAACGACATCCCGGAAATGCGCCAGGCGTTTGTTGGCCTCAACATGGACACAGTGAAAATTAATTACACCGTTGGTGGCCAGAACGGTCGTGGCGAGAAAGGGGAGCTGGTAATAAGGAATTGGTAACGTCGCGCAGCGATGGATGATGTTTTGTGCTGCGCAATTTTATTTTGTGTTGTTAAATTAATATTGCGCGGTACTTTTCGCGCTTTTCGGCACTAGGTTTTCGCGCGCGGCTTCAAAAGGCATTAGATGCAATGGTGCATAGTGAATTGATGCGCCAATATTTTTCGCACGCAAAGCTAGGATGAGTTCATCCCTGTCATAGCGGATGTTTTCAAGTGGCAAGCGAATCACGAATAAATGCTTGGCATGCGAGGCATCGGTACAGCTTTGCTGGAAACCAATGCTGCAACCTAGCAAGCCTTCAAAGTAAATCTCTGCAATTTTCTGCCGCCTCTGCTGCATACTGTCGAAGCGGGCGAGTTGCACACGTCCGATAGATGCCTGCAGATCAGTGTAATTCATTTTATAACCAAGCTCGGCAAGCTGGTTCGATAGAAGCACACTCTTGGGGTGAGTAAAACGCTTCCAAGCATCAATCGGCAACGCATGCTGACGTAACGACTGCAGGGTTTCGGCTATTGCAGTATCTGAAAGTGCAATGGCGCCACCTTCACCAGTAGAAAGGTTTTTATTCGCATAAAAGCTGAAACAGGTGAGATTGCCGGACGCGCCAACCAGTTTTCCATCCGGATAGGAACTACCAAAAGCATGAGCAGCATCTTCAATAATGGCGACACTTTCCGGCAATCGCTTCCGTAAAGCAGCAACATCAACTGCATATCCGCCATAGTGCACGATGACAACCGCCTTGGTGTTTGCCGTTACCTTGGCCAATAGATTATCAACATCGGCGCATAAAGTCTGGGGATCAATATCACAAAACACCGGCGTAGCGCGAAGATACAATGCAGCATTTGCCGTGCTGCACCAAGTAAGGCTTGGACAAATGACCTCATCGCCCTCAGATACGCCGCTCGCCAGCAGAGAGAGGAACAAGGCCGAAGTGCACGAGTTTACGGTCACGACGTGCGGCACATCAAGGTACTCTGCAAGTTCACGCTCAAAAGCTATGGTTTCCGGGCCCATACCAACCCAACCGCTCGCAAGCACACGAGAAACTGCTGTAATTTCAGCTTCGGAAAAACTCGGACGCCCAAATGGAATATAGTCTTTAGCTGTCAT